CAAGTCTATGAATGCAGGATTTAAAGCCTGTACTGGTGATTATGTAGTATTTATGTCTAATGACATAATGGTATGTGATGGATGGATTGAGAAGATGTGTGATTGCTTTTATAAGCGTACAGAGTGTGGTTTAGCTTCATTAGGGAATAATGAGCATGGAGACATACCTAGAGATGAGATAATAGAGCAGATGTTCTTCTCAGTATGTATGCTTAAGAAAGAAGATGCTTGGTATGATCCTTTCTATAAATGTATATGGGATGATACAGACCTTGTAATGAGACTATACACTCAAGGTAAGAAATTCTATAAGAATCTAAATGGGCTTATATATCATAAGCCACATTCTACTATGGGTGAGTATGGCGGAGACACAAAAGAATACAATAGATGCCAAAGCTACTTCATAGATAAATACAAGGACTTTAAAGACGATCCTTTCTTTAAAAAATTAGCTTATGGATAGACTTGTAGAGATATGGACAGAAGAACTACCTAATAACTGGAGATGGTCTCCAGATAACTATTTAGGAGGAACTCCAGAAACAGTCATTAATGTAGCAAAGTATTGTGAGTACGAAGTAGTTGTTTACTATGATGGACAACCTTGTATGTATGATGGTGTGTATTATCTTCCAAGGTCACAGTTTAAAGGTAAAGATATTGTATTGGCTTCAAACAGTAAGCCACCAAAGATGGGGAAATATAATATTATTCATTTCTCTTGGGATAATGCAAGACAAGAAGATTATCAAGAGTTTGATGAAAGAATAGTTATATCTCCATATCATCAAAGTCTATTTGGAACTGACTCTAGGATAGTACCATTATCATGTGATAAAGAGAGCTTCCAATCAACTTATAAAGTTAAGAAACAATGTTTATACTCTTCTTCTCCTGATAGAGGTGGAGAGTTTCTAGATAGCATATGGGAAGAAGTATTTGAGAGAACAGGTGCTAGACTAATCAAAACATATAAGAGTAGCATCTCAGAAGATGAGATGAAACAACTATATAGACAGAGTGAGTTCTGGTTACATCCTTGTCAAGGAGTAGAGTTATTCTGTATTTCAGCAGTTAAAGCACAGGTAGCAAGATGTATTCCAGTTGTAGTTCCTAACATGGCATTAGAGACTACAGTGAAGTATGGTGTGAGGACTACGCTAGAGAATTATAAAGAAGACTTGATTAAAGCTATTAATAATCCACCAAAATCTGAGATAGTAGACTTTGGTAGTTGGGAAGAAGTAACAACAGAAATATTTAAAAATGTAAAGGAAATAATATGAGAGATTTTTCAACTATGAAAGCAAATGTTGGGACAGATGTTCAGGATACGTCTTCTGCTCTTCAAACAATTATAGGAAGATATGTAAATAAGCGATACTTCGATATTCTGAGGTTATCTAATTGGCAAGCAGTTAATAAGACATTCTTAATATCTCTTTCATCTTTGGCTACACTACCTACAAACTTTGGTAAAGAGTTAGCTTGTTTAGATAGCTCTAGTAATCCAATGAATAGAATAGACATCGAAGAATTAGCTAGACTAACTCCTACGACAAGTGACTACTGTATCTTCTCAGACCAGAATGGTGCAAGACAGATAATGACATGGAATACAACTAGCGTTACATTACAACTTCCGTACATAGTAAAACCAGAAGCATTATCAGCAACAACAGATGAACCTTTAATACCTTGTGAAGACATGATTGAGGCAGGTGCTATTGCAGATGTATGGAGATATAAAAGACAGTTTGCTAAAGCACAAGCTATGGAAGTTATGTATGCAGATATGCTATCTAACTTAATATGGGACTATGAAAATCAACCAGCTTATCCAAGACAATTCACTCCAACCACTTATTCGAGAGACCTTCTATAATGTTCAGAAATAAAATAAAAATGCAAGGCTCTGCTCCTTCTCAAGATGAACAACAAATGTTTATCATTAGAAGAGACTTCTCTGGAGGTGTGAACTCTAGACAACAGGGAGCTTTGATTGGTGAAACACAGGCTACTGTTTTATATAATGCAGATATTGGAACTGGTGGACAGTCTACTAAACGTAATGGTTCAGTACAGATAGGTTCTCTTGCTAGTTTAGGAGTTGATGTATTAGATATACATAACTTTGATATTCAGGGAGAGACAGACCAGCTATGGCAATATCAGAATGATACAATGTATCGATGGCTAGGAACAGGTAATTGGACAGGCATTTCGTATGCTTCTCTTATCAGTGGTGCTTCAGAAGTATCAATGATTTCTGCTAAAGAAAGTGGACTATCTCCTGATGATATAGTTGTATTTTATAATGGAAAGAATAATGTCCATAGGATAGATGTTGATGGAGTATTCCAAGACTTAGGAAATGGGGCGACTTCACCACCACTCACAGATGTTATGGCTTGGTACGGAAACCGAATATGGGGGTTATTGAATGATTTGCTTTATTTCTCAGACGCATACGACAGCGACTATTCTACATCTTTTGATAGAACTACAAACATATATCGCATACCTGTAGGAGAGGAAAGAGGTATTATTCCTACAAGAGATACAGGAATGGTTATTATGGGTAAGGATGCTATTTGGGGTCTTGCTCCAAGTGCAGTTCCAGCAGCAACAGATAAACCTGAACCTATCGTTACAAACAGAGGTGTCGTTAGTAAAAAAGGATGGGTTAATGCTGGAGATGACATCTACTACTTTGCTAAAGATGGTTTCAGAGCATTAAGAAGAACTGTTCAAGATAAGTTACAAGCTGGTGTGGACTATCCTTTATCATATATGCTTAAAGATGAGTTCGATTCTATCTCTTGGGGTCATATTGAGAAACTTACAATGGAATATTTCGATAATAAGATATTCATGGCAGTACCTACTTCAGCTACGACATACGATACTTGGGTATATTATCCACAGAGCCAATCATTTATGGTTATTAAAGGATGGACTCCTAGATGTTGGGATAGATACAAAGTAGGTGGAGAAGAGTTCTTGTACTACGGAAAACAAGGACAGAATAAAGTATTCCAAGCATGGAAAGGTTATACTGACGAGGGTAATACTAACACAGATGGAACAGCTATAAACTACCAAGAAGAAGGTCGTAAAGAAGATGGTGGACAGCCACTTATTAAAAAGGCTGGTGGAACGCTTAAGATCAAAGCTCTATCATCAGGAGACTATGACTTAACTGTATATGTTTCTGTAGATGATAATGCTTATCAGACTCTAGGAACGATTAACTTAACTGGTAATTCTCCTACTCTTCCTGCAACACTACCTTTTACTTTGGCTAGTGATAATATCATTACAAAAGCATTTTCACTTGATAGTTTAGGTGAGTGGAATCAGATAAGAGTTAAAATACAACACAATGCGATTAATGGTTCAGATGACATCACTGTATTAAGCAGAGACATCGTAACCTACGCACTAACTTTTCAAGATGAGGGCTAACATGGAATATCAAAGAGATGAAGTCAGGGAAGACTTATTTAATTCAAGCTACGGACTAAAACCAGAAGTTAATATTAAATATGAGTTAAATGAAGATCAGACATTTAAAACATTTACTTTAAAGTTTAATTATAAAGACGAAGAATGGATTCTAAATGAGGTCTATAAAGATAATACAAACATGTCAGAGTATGTAACGCTTACAGGAGTTGAAGAACCTTTTGTTAATCCTAATGGAGCATTTAATGACGCAGAACATAAATTAGTGGAGATGATGAAAAATGGCAACTTTAAATAAAGGATACACATTCGGAGCTACAGAACAGGTAACCAATGCAAAGTTACATGCTCTCGTAGATTCTGGGACAATATCAGGAATAGTAAACGCAGATATAGATGCTTCAGCTGCAATAGCAGGAACTAAGTTCGCTGATGTTGATGGTGGTAAATTAACAGGGCTAGCTAATGTAGCTTCTGGTGCTGGGGTAATACCAGCTGCAAATCTTACAAGTGTTGCTCAATCAGGTGCTAACTCTGATATTACTTCTTTATCTGGACTTACAACACCTCTATCTACAACACAGGGCGGAACAGGTCTTACAGGTCTAACTCAAGGTGATATATTCTACGATAATGGTGTAGCAGCAATCAATAGACTGGCTGCTGGAACTTCTGGACAAGTTCTAACTACTGGTGGCGCAGGA